ATAATATAATACCCTAATTATTATTTATTAATTATTGACAAAATAATGGGTTTTATTTTATGCAAAATTAAATTTGACAAGATATTAAAAACTGTGCTAAGGTATCAGCAACAAAGAAAACAGAATATTTTATTTTGAGTTTTAGAGAATGTACCCGAACACCCGGAAACCTTCCGGGAATAAGCTTTACCCGGTGACATTCTCTTTTTTATTTGTAAATTAACGTGTTAAAGTGAGGTGATAACATGAAAGATAATACAGTAAAAGCCCAAGATATAGAAATCTATTTAGATAATATTAATATATATGCTGATGAATATATAAATACTGTATTATGTATATCACCAGATAACGAAAACTATAAGAAAGAAGTATCAGATAGCTTTGTAGATATGATTTTCTATATTGCAGACCATATACAAAAGCCAAGTAATGACAATATAGAGCTATTAGATAAAATGTTTAATACTTATGTGAGATTATGCAGTAAATATCATGTATTACCAACGTTAGAAGTATTTAGCTTTTTAGTTGGGATTAATCGTACAACGTTTACTGATTGGATGAATGGGGAGTATAGAACAAACTCATCACATGGTGACACGGCTAAAAAATGGTTTGATATTTGTAAAAACTGCGCAATCAATAGATTACATAACCAGACCGGAACAAATGCGAATTTGATATTTGTTGCAAAAGCCGCATACGGCATGGCAGAAACTGCACCAGTGCAAGCCGCGCAGCAATACGGCGTACCACAGCAGACCGCCCAGCAGATCGCGGAGAAGCACAAAGCGGCGCTGGAGCTTCCAGAGATGGAAAAACCGGAGCTATAACAGTAAAAACACTATATGTTGTGATTGCGAAGAAACGGATTCTATATCTAGTAATACGCAATGTGCAAATAGGGTACACCCTAAAAAGACATTTTATAAAACACTGTTTTTTGTGCAATATTACAATAGATTTTGAATAGCATTCCCTTGACCACTGCCGAAGGCATACGACAAACAGCGACCAGGCAAGGGCAGCGGGTCCCATGGGGCGGTGGGCTGACTTGCCAGCGTCCGCACTGGATGACCGGGAGGGGGTATATATAAAACCTCAGTCAGCGGTAGTTACCACCGAAACCGCTCGAAAAAACAAAAAAGCTCTCCTTATATGGCAGTGATAGTGATTCGAACACGACAAGCAGTAAGCCTTAACTGTTTCTCTGCCATACTAAAAATAAGGCAATACCAAGAAAGGCGGGTACAACGAATGAATGATATGATGATTTTTAGCAATCCAGAATTTGGAAATGTAAGGACAGTAACGATAGATGGAAATCCTTGGTTCGTTGGAATTGATGTAGCCAAGGTTTTAGGATATGTAAAAGAGAGAAATGCTATTGCAAGCCACGTAGACAAGGAGGACGCCCTAAAATGTAGCCTCCCATCAAATAGTGGAGTGCAAGAAACGATTGTAATAAATGAGAGTGGTTTATTCTCACTTATTCTGTCAAGCAAACTTGAATCTGCGAAAAGGTTTAAACATTGGGTTACTGCGGAAGTCCTTCCTTCTATCAGAAGAACTGGAAAATACGAGATGGTTCAGAAACAGGATTCCTACCAAATTGAAGACCCGATAGAACGTGCTAAACGGTGGATTGAGGAATAGCAAGAAAAGCAACAACTTGAAGCCAAAGTAAGGGAACAGAAACCAAAGGCTGATTATTTCGACAGTCTGATAGATAATAGACTTCTTACAACTTTTCGAGATGCAGCAAAGGAATTTCACATCCCACCTAAAGCGTTTACTAAGTGGCTTACGGAAAATGGTTATATTTACCGTGATCGGCATAATATTATCAAGCCTTATGAATCGTATAGGAAAGCTGGACTTTTCCAGATGAAAGATTTTTCAACACCGTTTGGCTATTCAAACGTCCAGACATACATAACCGTAAAAGGAAAAGAGACATTTAGACTGTTACTTCAAGGGCAAGGATTGATTAGAAAGTAAAAAAAGAGAACCATTACGGCTCCCTTTTGATATCGTCAGTTGTTAATTTGATTAAGACATCTGGTTTAGGTTCGATTATAAGTTGACATTCCAGGAAGTCAAGAATCTGAATTAACTCATCGGCAGATATACTTCCTCTCGAAAATTTGTTTGCAAGAGATTGTGGAAGCATACCCAGATGGTTAGCTAATTGAACGTTGGTGACCTTCTTCATTTTCATAATTTGTTTTATTTTATCCGAAACCATATAATCACCTCCTATTAATGTAATCATAATCAAAACCGTTTAAATAGTCAATAAAAATATTCATAAATGAGTATAAAACACTTGAAATAATACTCGAGTACGTGTATAATTGACTTATAAATAAACGGGAGGGATTATGTATGAAAATAGGTTACGTGAGGGTATCAACAATAGAGCAGAATGAAGCGAGACAGATTGAAGCAATGAAAACTGATGGTGTTGAAAAAATTTATATGGACAAAAAATCCGGGAAAGATTTTAATCGTCCAGAGTATCAGAAAATGATTGCTTCTCTTCATAAAGGTGACATTCTGATAATCCATTCGATTGACAGACTTGGAAGAAACTACGAAGAGATTATTGCTGAATGGCGAAAAATCACAAAAGAGATTGAAGCAGATATCATTGTACAGGATATGCCGTTGCTTAATACTACGCAAAACAAAGATTTGACAGGAACACTGATCGCAGACATAGTTTTGCAGCTTCTCTCATATGTAGCACAAAGAGAAAGAGAAAATATTCGGCAGCGTCAAAAAGAAGGTATTGCAATTGCAAAAGCCCAGGGCAAATATAAAGGTCGTTCCAAAAAAGAGATAAACAAAGACCTTTTTGAAGAAACCAAACGAAGTTGGCAAATGGGAGAAATAACAAAAGCACAATTTGCTGAGACTATAGGAGTTTCAAGAAGCACTCTATATAAACTCTTGGAGGGGGATAAAGATGATTGATTTTACAAACAAGTGTATTGTTACAGAAAATAACGTTGAATCAGAACAGTTGCTTAAAAAAGCAATAGCCCAAGGATTTAACTTGCCAAAAGGCGAAAAAGCAATGGAATCACATAGATACTTTCGTTTTATCGGGAGTCCATATAAACATGTTGTGGCTCCTTATGAAGTAAGTTCGAGCGACTTCAATAAGGCGGTTAGATATTCGGAGCTGTTCGGTGATGAGCAAGAAGAACTAAGAAAAATTGTTGATTCAGCTGCAAGATGGTGCCGGGCATATGGGTATGAACATTTGAATGTATATGCAAACGAAGAGCTTGAAAGCTATACAGGAAAAGCCATTGCAAAGACAACAGACAATATCATACAGCGTGTTGATGTTGAAATAAAGAAACCACGTAAACTGACTGTTTCAGAGTTGGAAGCATATTTAGGATATCCAATTGAAATTGTAAGTTGAGGTAAGTGCTCATGAAACCAAACCCACAATCCGAATCCATCCGCATCCGATTTTCCGAAAAACAGAAAAAAAGGCTCCTGGAAGAGAAGAACCGGACGGACAGGAGTGTATCGGATATTGTAAGACGGGCAGTTGATGAATATTTTGGGAGGAAAAGACGTGCTTAAATTTTTTTCAAAAAATAAAAAAGGCGTTTCAGTTCCAGAAGAATACGAAAAGAAATTCCCGAATGCAGATACCAAACGCATAAGGAAAGACAATATAGTTGTTCATTCGAGTGGAATATGTGCAGATGGGAAATTTTACAACACAGAAAATGCAGAAAAGATATTTACCGATAATATTGACTGCGACCATTACGGATATACATGTTATTCAGAAAAGACTTATTTTTTAACAGCAAAGGGAAATTGGTTTTCAGCATTTACAGTTATTAATGGCTATAGAGAAGAGAACCAAGAAGAAAATACAATAACAACGTGGGTACATATTGCTTATGGCTCTTTGCAAGTTGAAGACAAAGAAAATATAAAAATATTATTGGGAAGGAAAGACATTGACCTTTACAAAAAATATTTCGGGGAGGTGGAAGAAGGATGAATTGTTTTTTATACATCATTGAGAATGATGTTCGTAAATGTGAAAAAGAAGAAGATATTCCAAGAGAAGCTATTAGAAAACTTAAAGTACAAAACGGAGAAGTATTTTCAAAGGAAAACGGAGAATGGAAAAAGTTATCCATGCTATACGCACCAATAAGTTATAACAAGGATAGTCTTCCCGAATCCCCCATTGATGTAGCGTCTATGCTTATCAATGCCACAGTAACTAACGAACTACCGACTGAGAAAATTCCACTGTCTTCATTATTGGAGCAGAAAACATGGGAAATTCCAAAATACAACATTCTACAGTTGGAAGAGATTGCGAAACACCTCCTTCTCTACTGTGAAACTAAAAGAAAGGGGCGCGAAGATGTCTTTAGTAAAAATCACAACCCCCAACCCCAATGATTGGCTCGGCACAAAATATTTCATTGATGGAAATGAAGTTCCGAGAGTAAGATCAATAAATTTCCATACCGCAGTAGATGAAATTCCAGTATTTGAGTTTGAAATGATGGCTGTCCCAGACATTGAAATGGAATGCTTGGCACAAATCGGTGTCACTTCTCAATCAATTACTGACGCAATTTCAGTTTTAAGGCACGAACTGCTACAACACGGAGAAATTTACAATGGATTCAAAGCAAGCCTAAAATCGGCTTTAGAATCCTACAATTACTGTGGAATGCCATTTGAGCCAGAAGAAGAGATTGCAGAAAAGATTTTGAATTTCTTAATTGGGGAGGAAAAAGGAAATGAATGCACTTAATGTAATCGGAACAGCTGTAAATCTTGCATTTTTCGTTCTGGTTCTTGCTGGAACTTTAGCCATACTGGACGAAGAAGGAAAGACAAACGTAATACAGATTTTATTCTGCATTTGTTTAGAAATATGTTTCGCACTTAATATTTTTTTAATCTGCACGAGGTGACAAATGTATTTACCGATTCCAATTGGAATTATCCCGATTGAGTTAATCGAAAGGGTTAAATTCATAAAAGCGCCGCTTCGACTTAATCCATGTAGGTTCGGGAAAGCCTATGAAAGTGATAAGTCGAGGCATCCAGAGTAGCGTAAGCTCTTATTGATGAATACGCCAGGAATTATTAAATATTTGGAAAAGAAAATTCCCATCCTGGAAAAGAGTAATCGGTAAGAGCGGAAAATTTATATACTTGTTTAGCTTAATATCACGACTTCCCCGGTCTTAATGGTGCGCCGGGGTTGATGGGCTATCGCCAAACGGTTAAGGCATAGCACTTTGACTGCTATATTTGCTGGTTCGAATCCAGTTAGCCCAGTTTGCGGTTTTGTTAATTCCGCAAGTGTTCTTTTTGAAACACTTTTTACTCCGGTCTTCTAGCCCAACGGGGCTGATTAAAGGGGCTTCAAATGTCCCGGAAGACTTTCTGAAATCTAAAAGCGTTTCAGAAAGCCTTTGTTGCGGCTGGTGGTCAAGAACTGCAACAGTGCCGGATTGTTTGCCATGGCGGTCAAATAATTCGGTATCTTAGGAAGCTTAGTTCAGCGGTAAGAGCAACGGCCTCATAAGCCGTAAGTCCTGGGTTCGAATCCCAGAGCTTCCATTTCTTCTAAATGCCATTCATCCGTAATATGGGTGGAAAAAACTTCCAGTTGAGTGTGTGGATTGGGTAAATTTAGGTGCGATACGGCGTAGCTTAAATGGATCTGATTTCCCGGCTGGTATATCTCTGAGTTAAAAATATTAACGCAGCGCACGTTAATAAAAGGAGTTTTCAAGAGATGCCGTTCTAAGACGCATAAAAATATCCAGTGAATCTACAGCACTAAAACTTGTAGATAGTGGAAAGCATAACACGATAAACCTATTGCTAACCCGGTTTTTCCGGGTTCCGGCAGGATAGAGAAGTGGAATATCGCAAGGCTCATATCCTTGAGAACGGCGGTTCGAATCCGTCTCCTGCAATTACATCTACCAGGTGTAGATAGGATATCTTACTTTAGCATAGCTATTGTTGGTTTTTAGACGAGGTAGCTCAATTGGACAGAGCAATGAGAATATTAGTCATGTTTGTGACTATAACAGCAATTTACTCCATTACAAGGCATAGGTTGGTGGTTCGAATCCATCCCTCGTCACTGCCCCGGTTATCGGTTACGGAAAACCGATTAGAACATGTTTGTGTTCTTCACTACAAATAATTTTATAGGTTCAAATCCTGTTGGGGCAATTATGTGATGCTTACAGCAATTATTCTGGATATGACTGTTAATCATAAAACCAAAAAGCATCATGAAATTTATGGGACGCTTGCAGCAACTCACTTAAATAAAATCTAATTCGTATATTTTGTATTTTTCGTGTCCTGAAAGGAGAAAAAGCATGGATTTTGCAAATGCAATGAAACAAGAAAACAAATTTACAAGAACCGAAAACGGAGCAGTTGCGCTGAATACTACAAGCGATGCAAGACTTGACCTGTTCGGAACTATTGGTGCATTGAGAGAAGCTGATGAAAATAGAATCACCACTTTATTCTCAGAAGCATTTGCGCAGGATAAACTCTTTGCCACAAAGATTGCTTTTTATGCAAGAGATATTCGTTGTGGGCTTGGAGAGAGAAAAACTTTCCGAACCATTATCCGCTACATGGCTGAACATCATCCAGAAGCACTCAGACCGAATCTTGATTTAATTGGAGTGTTCGGAAGATATGATGACCTCTATGAACTGATTGGAACACCATTGGAAGATGATATGTGGAAAACCATGAAAAATCAGTTCGAGGAAGATTTGAAGAATCTTAATGAAGGGAAAGCAATTTCTTTGCTTGCTAAATGGATTAAGACCGCCGATGCAAGTAGCACAGAAACTAGAAAGTTAGGAATTCTGACTGCACAGAAGTTGGGTTATCCAGTCTACAACTTTAAGAGAATTGTTCGTAGCATGAGAAAACAGATCGGTGTTGTTGAAAGCCTTATGTCTGCCGGTAAGTGGAACGAGATTAAATATCCAGAAGTTCCAAGCCGTGCAATGATGATTTATCGTAGAGCCTTTGCAAAGCATGATCCAGATGGTTTCAGTGAGTTTATCAATAAAGCTGATAAAGGAGAAATTAAAATCAATGCTTCAACCTTGTATCCATACGATATCGTAGAGAAAATTCTTTACGGAAAAGAAAACAACAAAGTTCTTGAAGCACAGTGGAAAGCGCTTCCAGATTATGTCGAACAGGGAACAAATGCACTGATAATGGCTGATGTATCTGGCTCAATGTATGGAAGACCAATGGCAACGTCAATCGGCTTGGCAATATATTTTGCTGAGAGAAATACAGGAGCATATCATAATTTGTTTATGACATTCTCTAGTTGTCCACAGATTGTTTCTCTGAAGGGAAAAACACTTCATCAGAAAATAATCAATGTTGCAAAAGCAAATTGGGGCTATGGCACAGACCTCAAAGCTGCATTTAAGAAAGTACTTGATATTGCCGAGAAGAATAATATTTCTCAAGAAGAAATGCCAAAAGCTATAGTCGTTATCTCTGATATGGAAATTGATTATAGTGGCAATAAGGACTGGTCTTTCTATGACAAAATGGAAAAGAAATTCAGAGAAGCTGGATACATCATTCCGAACGTTATCTTCTGGAATGTAGACAGCAGACATGATGTATTTCATGCAGATGCTACAAAAAAAGGCGTACAGCTTGCAAGTGGTCAGTCGGTAACAGTATTCAAACAGGTTTTACAGAATCTTGGATACAATCCGATTGAGGCTATGGAAAACACGATCAATTCGGAAAGATACAATTGTATTACTGTTGAATGAAACAAAAGTGAAACCCATCCCAGTTCTTTTCAAAAGAACTGACCGTGACAGGCGGTGATATGAAACATAGCTCAGTGGTAGAGCAATGATACTCAATATCATGTGACACAGGTTCGATTCCTGTTGTTTCTATCTGGCAAATTGCCATTGCCAGAAGTTGCATTTTCCCCCTAAAGTTCCAGTGTTTCTCGTTGGGAGATTTATGCCGTTCAAGTCGGCGCACTGGATTTTTCTAAATCGAGGTAATTTATGAATGAAAAAAGTTGCAAGAATTGTTGAAAACATGATAACTTCACATGTGTTTGCTTCAATGTCGATAGTGAATATTGCGCAGACTTTAGATGCATGTATGATAGTTGTGAATGTTGGGAGGAGAACAAGCATGAGTGATTTGTCTGAACTTATAAATAGAGGTGGTTTAATCGATGATTTTAAGATAGAAAAATCCAAAGATGAACCACCTACACAACCAATAAAGTTAGCAGACTGGTTGGTTGACAGAGGATTGAAAGATGGTATTCGCCTGTATGGGAATAATGACCTTAGAAAACTTGCAAATTACTTACTGATTTACTGTGGTGATGAAAATGATTGAGGTATGCGGTAAAGAAATCAAAGACGAATGCTCACACTGCGGAAATATCCTTGAGTGTGAGCTGTTCCGCCAGGGACATGGCATAAAACAGGAACGTGAGAACATAGCTAAAATGATCGCCTGCCAGATGAAGCACAGGGAAAAGAGGGAGGAAAAACATGATTAAAATATTAAAAACAGGAACAAAAAAAGAAACAACTTGTGATAAGTGCGGTGCGCTATTGAGCTATGACGAGTGTGAAGACGTAAAAGAAGAATGTATAGAGAAAGTGTTTACTACAAATATGCCATCTGGACATGGTCGTAAGCAGAAATATATTATATGTCCACAGTGTAAGAATAAAATAGTTACTTGGGCTACAAGATAGAGGGAGAATGCCATGAGAATTGAAGATTTGAAGAGCTGGACAATAGATCAGTTGAAAGAAGAAGTTGTTCGGTTATCTGAAGAATGTGAGAAGAAACAGCATATAATCCTGGACTATAAAGCTTTATCGGAGACACTTAACCAAAAGCTTCTTGAAAATGATAACTGGAAGCTTCCAACTGATGAAGTTGAAAATGTAAATACTGGTCATCCATCTATCGAATGGTATGAACAACGCCACCAGGATGATTGCATCACAATCAATCAGCTTTATACAACAATAGATGTTATAGTTGACCGATACGCTAATTTAAGGAAAAACAAAGGAATGTGCTGATATGGATGAAAAGGAAGAATTAAAGCATTTCTTTACATGTAATGGTGAAGTGATTGAAGAAATACCAGAGATTTCAATTTCGGATGGTAGTGTTATCGAAGGCGGTATTCTACACAGAAATGAGGACGGAACACTTTGTAGCATAGGCAAGCCGTTAAGTATTGAACTTGAATGTAAATTAAGTGATGAACTATTTTGGACACTATTTGCCCCAAATCGAATAAACAAGAACAATTTCCGTAAAATGCATGGCATTCCGAAACGGAGGAAAATTAATGGATCAAGAAAAAATAAGCATTGAAGAAGCCATGAAAATTGGTTTTAAGAAAATACCAAATAACTGCTTAAAAATGAATAAAAAGCCAAAATTTAGACAAATTGCTGGAAGAAAAGGGAAACGAAAATTTGATAATGTTTTTAAATCTGTTGTGCGGCTAATGATAAAAATGGCAGCCAAAAAGGGAAGACCAATAAAGCATAAAAGAAATAGAAAGGTAAATAAATGAGCATTAAGTCAGCATTAGAATCCGAAGGAATAGATTTTTCTGAATATATGAACCCACCCGAACCGTGGAATGGACAGGCATTATTGAGTAATATCAATGGAGTGAAATACGCCTGTTGCCCTTTTTGCCAAAAGAAAGCACTTTTGATTAGCCCAAACACGAAGATTCAGCACCTGAAACTGAAATGTAAGGGTAGTAATTGCAAGAAAGAGTTTGAGGTGAACGTATGATATGGAACGAAGAAATATCCTTTGATGGATTCCAAAAGAAAATTGATGAGTGGTACAAGGATAAAGACTTTGAACTGTGCGACCCACCTATCAGTGCTCAGTTTGCTTTAGACTTGATTTTCAAGACATTAGTAGATGATAGAGAAGATTATCCATATCTCACAACTATGTCAGAAAATGTAGAACAGACAAATAGCATTATGCTCGATTTAATTCTTCGGAAATACAGTCGCAAATACAGAAAATACTTGAAATCAAAAAGAAAGATGGTGAGCAAATGAAAAAGATACCAACATTATTTGAGCGAGAATTCAAAGACCATAAGGTTGTAAAGGTTCTTCCAAAAGTGCATCCGGGTATGGAATGGGTACTTGAAGGAGAAGGGATTGCAACGGTCAAATATGATGGTTCTTGCTGTGCGATAATTGACGGAGAATATTATAAAAGATATGACTGCAAGAAAGGAAAAACACCGCCAGAAGGATTTATCCCTTGTTGTGAACCAGATTCCATTACAGGTCATTGGCCGGGATGGGTAAAGATTGATGAGAATAATTCGTCTGATAAGTGGTTTGTAGAAGCGTATTATGTAACTTCAATGTGGACAAATCAAGGTTGTAAATTACCAGATGGCACATATGAAGCTGTTGGAAAGCATTTTCAAGGCAATCCATATTATGACGATTATGATTCTTTAATAAGACATGGCAACAACATCGTTGAAGTCGAGCGTACATTTGAGGGAATCAAGAAATATCTTTCTGAACACGAGATAGAGGGATTAGTTTTCTGGAAAGACGGAAGCCCACAATGCAAAATCAAACGTTCAGATTTTGGCTTTGAATGGCCAGTAAAGAAGGAAAGGGAGAGTTTATGAAGAAAATATTTTTTGCTGCGTTATTATCAATGATGCTGTTTGGATTAACAGCATGTCAATCGACAACAAAGAATTTGGGTGGAACAACCACAATAAAATTAAAACCAGGTGTAAAACTGGAAGAAATCACATGGAAAGACGATGATTTGTGGTATCTTACTCGACCAATGAGAGATAACGAATCAGCCGAAACACATACATTTGACCAGTCAACTGATTTTGGTTTCGAAGGTCAAGTAATTATTATTGAGAAGAATAAATAAATCAGTCAGAGAGCCACATGAGAGCCAGACTAAATTCTAAAAAGAAAGGAGGTCTGGCTCTATTTTTATGGGAAAAATTACAGAAGGCTCGCTTGAATGGTATCGGGCAGTGCTGAATCAAATTATCAGTAGTGACATGACAATCTATCAGAACCAAAAGGATTGCCTTGATTTGCTCTTAAACATGAATATTGACCTTCCTTTCAACAAGAATCAAGAAGCACGGAAAATGGCTATGAAAGTAAGTCAATACTCACATAACATAGCAGAGAAGTGTGCTGCATTAACTGGTAGTGGTGACTTTGACGATATCTACTGGCAGTATTTATTATTGGAATCACCACATTTGCTTGATTCATATGCCATGTATATAGAAAAAGATAGAAAACCAGAAGAACGGTTCTATTTACCAAGACGCAGAACATTGAAAAAAGTAGTAGATAAATTACAAGCACTTGAAGAAGATGAACTTGACGAATTGTTTCTGCATCAGCCAGCCAGAACTGGTAAATCGCAAATTATTACTGTTGGAACCGCATGGCATTGTGCAAGAGATTCAGAGATAAGCAACCTCTATGTTACATATAAAGAAGGACTTGGCGGCGCATTCCTAGATGGAGTTATGGAAATATGGACTGACCCCACATATTGTCATGAAGATGTATTTCATTCAAAAATAGCCAGAACGGATGCAAAGAACCACAAAGTAGACCTTGAAAGAAAGAAAAAATATGCGACATTATCTGGAAAAGGTTTGGAATCTGGTTTGAACGGTGAGTATGACGCATATGGTTGGCTGATTCTCGATGATATCCTGGAAGGTATTCAAGATGTATTAAATCCAGATATTCTCAGAAGAAAGCAAATTGTGTTTGACAACAATGTAATGTCACGAAAGAAAGAACAATGTAAATTGATTCTAAATGGTACTATCTGGTCATTGCATGATTTGTATATGGACAGACTATCATTTCTTCAGAATAATCCAGAAGCAAAACACATTAGATATGATGTTCTTAAAATTCCAGCTCTTGACCCGGAAACTGATGAGAGTAATTTTGACTACGATTACGGAGTTGGATTCAGTACAAAATATTATCGTACTATTCGTTCTAAATTTGAAGAAAACGATGATATGGCAGGATGGTTAGCCCAGTATCAGCAGGAACCTATTGAAAGAGATGGCGCTTTATTTAATGCGCAACATATGAATTTTTATAATGGACAACTTCCAGATGAAGAACCATTGAAAGTAGTTTCGGCTTGCGACGTGGCTCTTGGTGGTAGTGATTACCTTGCAATGCCAGTAGCATATGTATATGAAGATGGTTCTGTATATATACACGAAGTAGTATTTGATAACTCTGAAAAGAAATTTACTATGCCAAAAGTTGTATCAGCAATTGTCAATAATAAAGTTACGAATGCTTTTTTTGAAGCCAATGCAGGCGGCGAAGGGTATAAAGATGAAGTAGAAGGAAAGTTGAAGGAACAAGGGTATCAAACTAATCTTACTTCTAAATATGCTCAACAAATGATTTTGAATAATGGTGGACACGCACCTAAATCAGCAGTGAGAAAAGAACAGAGAATTTGGGATAATGCTGAAAACATTAGAAAATTTTATTTTCTTGATACTGGATATCAAAATGCAGAGTATAGAAAATTTATGAATAATGTCTATTCATTCACAATGACAGGAAAAAATAAGCACGATGACGCACCGGATTCACTCGCTAGCTTAGCAGTATTCTTAAAAAATGGAAGCGGAGTTGGAACAGTAACAGCAACACAGAATCCACTTTGGGGGAGGAGATAGAATATGATGACTGCAACTCAATATTTACGCCAGATTGAAAATTATGATAACAGAATCAAAAACAAGCTTATCGAAGAAGAACAGCTCAGTTCTCTTTCCACAAGTGTATCTGCAATTCCTGTTGGAGAAAAGGTACAAACTTCTGTAAAACGTGATCCGATGGGAGATATGGTTGCAAAGATATTTGATCTGCGAGAAGAGATTTCAAAAATGATATCCGAATTTTTACAAAAAAAACAGGAAATAGTCCGAACCATAGAACAGGTTGAAGACCCGTTGCTGTACAACATACTATTTAAGCATTATGTTGAGTACAAATCATTGGTTCGTATTGCAGATGAGATGGGATATTCTGAAATACATATTAAGAAAAAACACTTAAAAGCTTTGGCAGAAGTAAAAAAGATAAAAGGTTTTGAAAGATGATACCGAAGTATACTGAATGATACCACCAATATGTGTAAAATATAAAGTAGAGCATTGGATTGAAATATCCAGTGCTTTTTATTTTGTAGAAAGGATGGTTCGGCTCGTGAGAAATACAATGAATTTTGTGGATTTATGCCGAGGTGAGTTCGGGAGAAAAGTAGCCTACACAGGCGTTGACCGAATCACTCCACAAAATGTAGTAAAGGTAGTATCTGATACTATTGGCATACATAATAGAAATCGAACATTGATTGATTACTTGTATCGGTACATGAAAGGCGATCAGCCGATATTATACCGAAACAAAATAGTCCGTCCAGAAGTTAATAACAGAGTGGTTGAAAACCACGCATTTGAAACTGTGAAATTTAAAGCTGGGCAGATTTGCGGGGAACCAATCCAATATGTATGCAAAAAGAAAAATGCAGACAAAAAAATAAATGAGCAAGTTGACCTTCTGAATGATTATCTTGATGAAGCCAATGCAGATGCAAGAAACATCCAAAGGGCAATATACCAGAGCGCAACAGGAACTTCCTATAAGGCTATTCTGAAAGAAGAGGATTGGACAAAAAACGGAGATTTACCACCGTTTAGAATCTTCATTCCGTATCCAGGTGATTGTTACATTGTATACTCACAGAGAAATGGGAAACCAATGCTTTCCGTACAGATTTTAAAAGATGAAGATGAACAGCAATATTATTTATGTTATTCAAAGAACCAGTTTTTTGAAATCAAGAATGGGAAAGTAACTAACTACGGCATCAATGGTTTTGGCGGTATTCCAATTGTTGAATGCCCGAATAATCATGACAGGCTTTCAGATGTTGAAATTGCAATCACATTATTTGATGCAATTAACAAATACCAGTCTGACAGATTAAATGGCGTGGAACAGTTTGTGCAATCCTTTATGAAGTTTAAAAACTGCGAGGTAGACAAAAACGAGTTTTTGGAAATGGTAAAACTTGGTGCTATCTCTGTTAAAGATACCGGAAATGGCTGTCAATCGGATGTTGAACTGATGACCGCTGAACTGAATCAATCAGAGAGCCAGGTTGCAAAGGATGATATCTACAATAATATGCTGATTGTGGAAGCAATGCCAAACCGACAAAGCAATAGCGGAGGAGATACAGGAAATGCTGTATACCTTCGTAATGGATGGGATTTTGCAGAGAGAGATGCAAAATTGGTAGAAGCATTCACCAAGGAAGCTGAAAAGGAATCTGCCAGAATTATTCTGAATATTATCCGTGGCACATCAAAAGATGTTAATATCTCAACACGAGATTTCGATGTGAAGATAACCAGAAACCCAACAGACAATATGCTTGTAAAAGCACAGGCACTTGATTATCTGTTTAAAAATAAAATTCATCCGCTTATTGCACTGATTACTTGCGGTTTATTTAGTGATCCGCAGAAAGTCTACGAAATGAGTTTACCGTATCTGGGAACTATTTACCCGGAACTGGCAGACCCGGAAGCGGAAATGCAGAAAGCACAGCAATTACTTGACGGAAAGTTTCAAAATCCGTCCAAAACAGAACCAATGGCAAATTCTCCATCTAACGAAGAATGAACCAAATTTCGATTATTTAAGGAGTTTTAGAGAAATCTAAGGCTTCTTTTTTAATACCCAAAATCAAATAAATTGCAACAGCCCGTGAGCGTAAATCGGGTACAGACCATGTGCGGAGCGAACCGTGTTGAAAAAGCGTATTGGACTGGAAGAAAGGAGATTTCAATGACAAGAGAACAGGCAAAACAGGCACTTATCGGTATGGGAGTTGCAGAACCTTTCGAGGAACAGGTTTCTAAGCTTCTTGATTCTATTTCTGCTGAAACTAAGAAAGAGAAAGACAAAAATGTTTCTCTGAAGGAAAAAGCTGAAAAAGCAGATTCCCTGGAAAAAGAGTTGGAAGAGTTGAAAAAGCAGAACATGACCGAAGCAGAACGGCTAGAAGCTGAACGCAAGAAAGAAAAGGAAGCAGTGGATAAGGAGTTAGCTGATTTGAAAGCTGCGCTTGCAGAATCCAACAAAAAAGCCCTTACCAGTGAAATTACTTCTATGTTCGCAAATGCAGGACTTTCAACCGAAACATACGCGAGTGCTATTAAAGCATACGCATCTGCACCGTATGAGAAACCAGAAGATGCAATGAAAGAAGTCGAAACTTTTGTTAAGGGAGTTTCCGAAGCAAATAAAACAGCACTTGATACCGCAAAAGCAGCTTGGGAGAAAGAAGCATTGGAAAATACTCCTAATCCAGGAGGCGGTAGCGGTGGCAAACAGGAAAAAACTAGTAAAGCGTCTGAGTACGCTAAACAGTATTCGGCACGCATGAACCCAGATGCAAAACCGGCTGATGATAATGCACCAGCTAATTTCTAAGAAAAGGAGATTTTAAAACATGGCTTTCATGAAAATTAAGCAGTACGAATCTACCCCGAATATCCTTGAATCTGAGGTAGGACTTGTACTCAAAACTTACACAGCAGATCAGACAAATGCAGTTGCAGTTAATGACAGAAAAATTATTAAGGCAGGTTCCGTATACCCAACAAACGCAACCGGCGCAAAAGGTCTTGTGTTTGAAGATGTGGATATGACAGACGATGAGAAGCGTCCAATTTCCGTTATTGTTGCCGGACGTGTCCTGGAAGACCGACTTCCCGCAACTGTTGACACAACTGCAAAAACTGAATTACAGGCACTTGGAATTGTGTTTGTAGAAGAAACCGAAGTTGTATTTTAAGGAGGATAATAAGCAATGGCATACAATGTATTAGAAGCAATCAGCGAGGAAGAAAGACTTAATTTCTCCCAGAATTTCTCTGTTAAAAGACCTGGAATCCTTGATACCATTTTCCCGGATGTAAAAACAGATTACTGGAAGGCTGAATACTACAGACTTATGAGCGGACAGCGGCTTCCGGAAATCGCATTTGTACACGCCCTTGACACCGAAGCGGAAATCGGTTCCAGACCTGGTTTTGAAAAGGTGTTGACCGAGAAACTTCTCATTAAAAGGAAGCTCAATCAGTCCGAGAGCTTACAACAGGCTATCGAGAACGGTGTACCAGATAATGAGGAACTTACAGACTTTGTATTCGATGACGCGACAAACCTTTTTGAGGCCGTCCTTGCCAGAACCAAAGTTATGAAAGGACAGGCACTGTCTACTGGAAAACTTGTTATCAAAGAAAACAAAGTGGACATGACTATTGATTTTGGAGTTCCGTCTGAATTAAAAATTACCATTACAGACTGGTCTAAACCAGATTCTGATATTATGGGTGATATTCAGAAAATGGTTCAGCTTGCAGAAGATGGCGGCTATGTTGTCAATAAGGCAATTACCTCTCTTAAAATGATTAACAACATGAGAAACAACACCGGAATGCAGACCGCAGTTCTTGGCGCAGCAAACAAACGTCTTCTGACGAAACAGGAGCTTGCGAACCTTCTCATGCAGGAGTACGGAATTACAATTGATCGCTGTGACGAAAAATTCCGTTACAGAAGCAAAGGCATTGTTAAAACAGGTAGATATTTCAAAGAAGATGTATTTACCCTGTATGAATCTAACCAGGATGGCTCTTTTGGTACTGGACTTTGGGGCGCAACACCAGAGGAAAAAGAGTACCGTCAGTTCATTCAGCAGCAAAACCGTTCCTTTATTACCATGTCCATGTGGGCTACGCCAGATCCAGTTGCAGTATGGACGAAAGCTTCTGGAATGTTCATCCCGGTTGTACCGAAAGCAAACGGTGGTATCGTGATCGGTACCAAGGCGGGGGAATAACCGGGCATAGTCTCGATAAAAACAGCCAGTCACCATCTGTAGCAAGTGTTTATGATGAATCAACACATAAGTATACAGAAAGCGAGTTGTCTAATATGACTGTATCTCAGTTAAGACAACTTGCTAGTGATAATGGCTATGCCCTAACAGCAACTAATAAGGCTGGAATAATATCAGAGATTTTATCTCAGCAAAGGTAAGGTGATTAAATGGACGAACAGCTTATAGAGGATTTGACAAATTATCTTGAAGATGATGCAGAAACAGCGAGGATGATTCCTCTTTCAGCAGAGAGGGCTATTCGTTCATTTAAGAAGAAAAGGAATTATCCTTCGTCTTACAGTGATGAGAAAATAAATTCCGATATGGAAAACTGCTATGATTGCATATTTGATTTGGCTCTCTTCTTTCTGGTGAAACAGGGAGCTGAGTTTCAAGGATCACATTCCGAATCTTCTGTAAATAGAAATTGGAATTCTGAAACTGAAATCTATGTGAATCATGGTGTTTTTCCATTTATCGGATTCTAAGATGGTGTGTGCGTGATACGTCAATCCTCCCACGTATCGCAGGGGTGCTTCAAATTAGGTGGGTAGAAGCAATATCTTAAAAAATGGGAGTGATGGAAAGGAACAGCGATGGGATGTGAACACGAGTGCGTCAACGAACACCGCTTGAAAGAATTGGAAAGTGCCGTCCATGAGATGAAAGAAAAGCATTCCAAAAGGGATGGAGTTTTTTTTGAGCGTATCAATGCGCTGGAACAGAAAATTGCTTTATATAACAATGATCTGGGACACATTAAAGATACAGTTGACGAAATGAACGACAATTTAAAATCACTCATGGAAAAGCCAGGAAAATTACAGGACAAAATCATTGCTTATGTTATAACTGGCATAATTGGTATTGTTTTAGGGTTTGCCCTTAAAGGCATTTTCCCGGTGTAAATATTGATTCCACTAACAGGGAGGACGGTGGAATGGATGATTATAAAGACTTTTCGGAAGATGAAAGAATCTTCTATTTGCGTGAAGCTGGATTTGATTCCAGAGAAAAAGAGTTATTCCGATTGCGTGTTTACGAAGAAAAAACACTTGCAGAAGCTTCAGAAATCATGGGCTACAGCCCAAGAACCGTAGACCGCATAAACAGAAAATTAAAGAAGAAAATTATGAAAGTTGCCCCGATGTATTGTCGGGGCTTTTCTTTGTATTCATAGAAAATGGCGTATATGTGGCGTATTTATGGCGTTATCATGGCGTGTTAATCAACCTCTTATTATTGTAAAATATAGTTATAAAAACAAGGGAGGTTTGAGATATGCAGTATGGTAATCCGTATTTTGCGCAACCATTTCAACAAATACAGCCGTATCAAGATAGATTAGCACAATTGCAGAATAGTTATCAGCAGGCAATGCCATACGGACAGGCACAAATTCAACAACCAATGCCACAAGTGCCACAAATCCCCATGTTGCAAGGACAGATGGTAGATGGCATTGATACTGTAAAGGCAAAAGATGTAGATATGTCCGGTAATCCTGTTTATTATCCAAAAACAGATGGAACAGAAATATATAGAAAACAATTACAGGCAGATGGAAGAAGTAGAATTTTTGTTTATCGACTTATAAATCCGGAAGAACAACAGCAACCAAAGGCAGAAGAAAAACCGATTGACATAGAAGCTATGTTTAATCAGCTTCGGAACGATGTTTGTTCTGAGATTTCCGAAATAAAGAGTATGTTCCCGACACAAATGTCTGGAACATCGGAACCCAAGCAGAATGGAGGTAAACAGAGATGATGAATCCAATGCAACTTATGCAGATGATACGTGGTGGAGGGAATCCTCAACAAGCCATAATCAATATGATGAAACAGCAATCTGGAAATAATCCTGTAATTGACAATGCAATTAACATGATGGAAAAAGGTGATAATGCAGGAATTGAAAAACTTGCAAGAAATCTTTGTAAAGAAAGAAATATTAATCCAGACGATATACTGTCGCAGGTTAAGAACCAGTTTGGAATAAAATAAATTCGCTACAATAATTAAAAGAGCCGCGGTCTTTTGATTTTGTATAAATTACAAAAATCAATAAGGAGGTAATCGCTATGATGAATGGTGGATTATCAGCAAGCGATGTCGCTGTATTAAGCGGCTCTAATAACCGTGCCGATGAAGGCTATGGCTTTGGCGGTGGCTGGGCATGGTGGATTATAATATTGCTTATCTTTGGCTGGGGCGGTTTCGGCGGCTTTGGCGGCTGGGGTGGCAATGGTGGAAACGGTACAAATGGTGCAGGTTTCCAAGGATGGGCTACCCGTTCAGATATTAATGAGGAATTCGCCCTTAATGATATTCAGAATGGTATCAGAGGTATTCAGCAGGGTATCTGTGACAGCACATATTCTCTTAACAATACCATGCAGAGTGGCTTTAATGGTATGAATGTCGGAATGCTTCAAGGCTTCAACGGCGTTCAGCAGGCAATCAATGCTGATACTGTAGCCGGTATGCAGAATACCAACGCATTACAGTCTCAGTTAGCAAACTGTTGCTGCGAAACAAGAGAAGCCATCCAGGGCATCAATTATAACCTTGCTACTAACACTTGTGCTCTCCAGAACACAATGAACAACAACACCAGAGACCTTCTGGAAAACCAGAACAGCAACACAAGAGCAATCCTTGACTTCCTGACTAACGATAAGATTGCAACATTACAGGCAGAGAACTCTGATCTGAAACGTGCTGCATCCCAGGATCGCCAGTCTGCATTGCTCACAACTGCAATGGCTTCTCAGACACAGCAGTTAATCAATGCAATCAATCCGGCTCCGATTCCTGCATTCCAGGTTCCGGCTCCATATGCGTACGCAGGATGTAACACATATGGTAATGGTTGTTGCTAAGTAACTCACCCTTAGAGGTTGACTAAATTCTAAGAGGTGGGTTTCGGCTCACCTCTTATTGATTGAGAGGTAAAAGATATGGCATGTAAGAATGTTTGTAAGCTTTGCAATCACCTTGTGCTGTCTACTGCGATTGCATTCACAGGTGGAAATCTTGTGGTTACTATCCCGGAAGGAAGCTACAATAATGGAGAAAAATACTGCATTGTTTTAGCACAGTCCATTCCAAATACAACCACAATTACCGCTCCAGTGATGATTCAGATAGGAACAGGAACAACCTTATATCCATTGGAGAATCGTTGTTGTGCACAGGTAACAGCATGTGGCGTAAGAACCAGAACAAAATATGTAACCAGAGTTGCAACAAGTGCTACTGGTGGAGCGTTCAAAATGTTAGGAAATCCGGCATGTAGTCCGAACAACAATCTGACTGCAATCAATGGTACAGCCCCAACAGCAGAAAATGTTGTACAGGCTGTGAAGAAGGGAGGTATCGTGAATGCATAAGACAGCAATGGAAATGGGAAAATGGGCTATGGAAAAAGCCAAAACACATGGATTTGATAATCTCAGTGCTCAAGACTGGGACGATCTGAAAGACTGTATGGAATCCGTAAAGTGTGCGATTTGCGCTGATAAAGATTATCGTATCGTGGAAGCTATGGATGAATGCGAACAGGAAGAAAAGTATCTTGGACGCATGGGATATGACCGTTACCGCTATTCAAATGGGCGTTTCGCTCCAAAAGGTAGGGGAACCAGAAAAGGTTATAGACCATATCTGTACATGGAAGACGATGACTGGATGGACGAGTATTTAAACAATCCAGAATTTGAGCACAATATGTACCGCATGGGATATCATCCAGACCGTAGTGATATGGAAATGGGTGAGATGAATCGGAAGAAATCCAGATATGGCGAATCCTATGATAGATACGATGAGAATCGTAGGCACTATCACGATTCCAAAGACACGGAATCAAAAAGAAAAATGGATGATTCTATGAAGGAGTACACATCTGATATTATCCGTAATCTCACGGAAATGTGGTCTGATGCAGATGCAACGCTCAGACAGTCAATGAAAACTGACCTGACCAGACTTGTACAGCAGATGAACTAGAGCAATAAATGAATTAAGTCCTTGTCGCAAATTAATGCGGCAGGGGCTTTTTTCGTAGAAAGGATGGTGAGAAACCATGCTGAAACAATTCTATATGAATGGGGACTTATGGAGAGTGCGCTTTGTTTCTCCCAACGATAATGTTTTGATTGACCGTACAGGGAAACGCACACTTGCCGTATCTGATTATTCCACAATGACAATTTCGATTGCGAACAACCTACATGGAGAACTTCTAAACCGTGTATTTATCCATGAGTTAGGACATTGTGTGATGTTCAGCTATGGTTTACTGCAAGAGCTTCACCATATGGTTAAGAAACGATATTGGGTGGATGCAGAGGAATTTGTATGTAATATTCTGGCAGACTACAGCCATTTCGTGATTGGCACAGCCAGAGATATCTTGGGAAACCAGTTCACATATGTGGCTCCTATCGGGGCAGAAAGGATGATTGCATGAGAGTATTAAGATTTATTGTAAACAATCAAATAATTTATCCAGATCCCAAGTGTGATTTCTCTGGACTGGTAAAGGGCACGACTGGATATCTTAAAGCATTGTTTATCTTTTCACCAGAGTGGAACGGATGTAAAACAGCTGCTTCATTTTGGAGAATGGAAAAAGAATACCCAGTAATACTGAAAAACAATCAATGTGAAATTCCTCCGGAAGCCCTTACTTGGGATTATTTTTCTGTATCTGTCACTGGCGTAAAAGATAACGGAAAATACATTATAACTACTGGCAAAACCAAAGTATCACAGAGGGGGTAGAACATGGCAACAGCACTTGATTTACTTATGAGCACAAAAGAAGATGTTAATTTGCTTTCTGAAGAATCCGATATATGCACAATTGACGCTAAGACAAGGGCTATTTTCGTGCCTTCTACAATCGTAGTTGGTGGTGTACAATCTGACAAGAATGCAGAACGTATTAAATTTTCATGTCCAAAAATTGTAGGAGATAATCTTGATTTATCCAAATTTTCAGTCAGAATTAACTTTGAAAACGTAAGCAGTGTGGATTTTAATGTTTCTATCAAAGACCAATACATTTGTGACGATGTAGCTGTAGATGGCGAAAATGTAACTTTTTCTTGGTTGATTGGAAGAAATGCAGCAAGGTATATGGGAACGGTACGTTTTATTGTTTGCGCTGTTAAAACGGATTCCGATTCAAATATTATTGTTGAATGGAATACCGCAATAGCGGAAGTACCAGTGCTAGAGGGTATAGAGATTGATCAACCACAGATAGGACAGGAAGAAAAAGATGTTATAAATCAGCTTTTGGAGCTTACTAAAAACACATCTGCGGAAGCTGTTCAAAATGTAAATTCCGCAAAAGAACAAGCTATTAAGGACATCCAGAGCGTATCACAGCCAGACACTACATTGACTATAGAAGGTGGGCTTGCAGAAGCAAAAGCAACTGGAGAAGCTATTGGTTCGCTAAAGGAAGATTTAGATAATGTTGAAGATGCTTTAGACCCAGCACCTTATCAAATTTTTGATGATTATTTGTATCATAATTATTATCTGGAAAAAAACGGACAGTACACACATGACAATAACTTTAATACTACAAAAGTGTACCCAGTACCAGCACATACGACAATTTTCTTTTCTGCAAATGTAAACAGCGATGATGAAAGAACGTTGAATAATATTGCTAGAGATTTAATTGTGTTCAGTGATAATAATAGAAAAACGATTATAGCCGCTTATGACTTCTACAATGCGTATACAAATGAAACAGATAAAACTGTATACATTCAAGCTAGTATATACGGTGAAACAAATCCGACTTATAAGGTTAAAAACCTAATGATTCAATATGGTACTCCAAAAATTTTGCCTTATAAAAAATATGGCGCTTTGAAATCATTAAAAATTGAAAAACTAGAAGAACACATTTCATACGATTATGATCTAATGGGCATCGGTGATAGTTTAATGGCAGGTACTGGCGGTGAAGGCGTATCTATAACAAAAGAATGTGCATCTATACTAGGGCTAGAGTCATATAGAGTATTTGGTTTTGGCGGTTCTTTGACAAAAGACATTGGTTTTACGTTCGGTGCTTTTAGTGGATACATTGAGCCAAATAAAGCAACCTTCAAAATTAAAAACGCAGACTTAACAGCCGATATTTGGATTGCTAACAATCAATTAAATGGAAAAACTGTTATTGTGGATGGTAAAGAATATATAGTAACACAAACAGCTAAAGACACATTTTCATTAAACGGATATACACCACAAAACATTTATGTTCCAATTCATACAAAAGAATCAGAATATACTAGCAACGTATACTTGATTTGGTGCGGTACAAATGATAGGGGTTATAAATGGGATTATCTTAAAACCATAGTTAAACGAATTCCGAACAAGAAATATGTTATTTTGGGATTGACTAAATACGGAACAGACACAACTGTAGCAAGCGAAGCGATAGGCATGAACACATTTGGTTCACATTTCTTTAACACTAGATTGCAAGTAATTAACAACGCTTTTAAGGTGCTAGGGATTGAGCCAACAGCGGAAGATGTTGAAAAAATAAACGGTGGTTTAATGCCGCCTAGTTTGCTATCAGATGAAACGCACTTTAATGCAAATGGGTATAAAGCTATTGGAATCCTATTAGCGAAGCACATTAAATCATTAAACTATTTTAATTAACTAAAGAGGGCTTTATTTAAGCAACCAAATTTAAGAAAGAGAGGAAATATGAGAGGATTAGTCCGTCAAAAGCAAAAAGTATATTGGTCACGAATTGCTGAAAAAACACAAGGATTAGACCGTATTAAAGTTTATGAGAAACCAGTTTTATACTCTTTTTCTGTATCATCTACAGCCGGAACACCAGAAGAAATTGCAGCCGGAATAGTGCCAGATTATGACAGATACATTACAAGCTTTAATCGAAATTTCCATCCACAGGAAGCAGATATATTTTGGATAGACAGAATCCCACAAATAAGCGAGGATGGAAGCCTTATTTTGAACAAAGATGGAGAACCCACAGTATTGCCAGATTATGTACTAAAGAAGATTTTAGACACACAAAAAGGCAATATTGCCAGATATGGAATTTCTAAGAGGGGAAACGAAGATGGGTAAGAAAATAAAGTGTACCTTATCACAGAAATCAATTCGTAATGCAATTAATGAATTAAAGGCATACCAGAAAGATTTACAAAGAAAGAACGAGCTTTTTGTTAAGAGATTGTGCGAAGAGGGATTACAAGTAATTCAGACCACAATGGAATCCATCCCGGACGAAGAGAAAGGTTCATACTACACCGAGATAATCTATAATAAGAACGGTGACATTACAGGTGCATCTGTTAGGCTGTCTGGTGATAAAGTGTTATTCATTGAATTTTCAGCTGGTATCACATATGGTTCAAACAATTACCCTCTGCCATCTGGTTCTGAATACGGAGTAGGTACATACCCCGGACAAACCCATGCGTTTTCACCTTATGGATGGTGGTATACGGACGAAAGAAGTGGAGAAACACGCCATTCATATGGAAATAGAGCGTACATGCCTATGTATCACGCAGAACAAGCCGTTATTATTGCTGTTCGCAAAATTGCCAAAGAGGTATTCTCTTCTTAAAGAAGATACCATAATATACTGAATGATACTAACCAATTATGTTATGATTACAGTGTTAAATTGTAGCATAACATGCAATGCGTTCACCATAAAGGTGGGCGCATTTTTTATTGTGAGGTGACAGATATGCCGGACACAATAGAATCCCCTGTATTGGAAGTTTTTTCAAGGTGGGGAGCGGCTGTTTCTAAGATTACTGGCGCAGACAATTATTCCATGGATGGGAGCGAGACAAATGCTTCTGGCAAAAAAGCATATGCACAGCTTTATATGCTTGGAAATCCAATTACGAGAGGTGACCTTGAAGGGGATGAATGCGCAACAATGCCATCATTTCAAGTAAATTGCTTCACATCTGGGAGTAAAGCATTAACCAGATTGTATGAATTGGACAAGATAAGTCACAAAGCTATGGTGAGCATGGGATTCCGTCGTACATATGGCCCGGAACCTATGTTTTTTGGTGACAGTGGAATCAAAAAGCTTGTGAGCCGATACAGCCGGATATATACAGGAAAATTACTTTGAAACCAATGAACGCATAGACGTTCTTTTTTTATGCTTAAAACGAAAGCGAGGTGAGATTATGGATCAGATTTTAAGTTATGTAAAGCCAGAATTACTTATTGTCGTTGTAGTTCTTTATTTTATCGGGGCAATGATTAAAAAATCAGAAAATATTTCTGACAAATTTATTCCGATGATTTTAGGAATTCTCGGCATGTTAATTTGCGGTCTTTACGTTTTTGCAACATCTACGGTTTCCGGTTCACAGGAAGCTGCAATGGCGCTGTTTACTGCAATTACACAAGGAATTATCGTTGCTGGATTAAGCACTTATGTAAATCAGCTTATTAAGCAGTCTGGAAAAGAAGAGTAGAAAGGCGGTGATCCGCTATCTCCCGGCACAGGGTTACGTGCATAAAACTTAAATTAAAGAAAGGAGCCTATTAAAATGGCAGATTTAACAACACTTGGCGTAACTTTTCATTACGGTGTTGAAACCGCTAAAGGAACAAAGCCAACTGCATTCACCTGGTTAAAAAGATGTAGTTCCATTGGTGGAATTTCTCTTGATACAGAGCAGATTGACGTATCAGCACTTGAAGACTTCATTACACAGTACGCATCTGGTAGACAGGATACTGGTGGTACTTGGGACGTAACCTTCAATCTTAACACCGATGTTATCACAGCATTAAAGAAGCTTATGACTGATGCGGCAACAGGAAAGCCAAAAGGATTTAGAGTTTGGTTTGAAGTTGTATTTCCAGACCTCGAAGATGCATTCTTTGTTATCGCAGACCCTGGAAAAAATATTCCACTGTCTGACATTGGGCAGAATGAAGCAGCAACAATTCCGCTGTCTCTCATTATTCAAGAATACAAAGGCCTTGATACAAAAGTCGTTTCCGAAGAACTTACACAGGCTTTAGACACCGCAAAAGCAGTAGCAGATTCCACAGGCGCAATGGCACTTAGCTAAAAACATATTGGGAGGATTATAAAATGGTAACTTTTAATGTACATGGAAAAGAATATAAGGTTGTATTTGGATACGGACTTCTTACAAAAACAGATGTGCTGGACAAGGTACAGGGGATTACAGATGGAAAAGAGAGAAGCCTTCAGAAAATGATTTCTCTTCTCCCGGAACTGCTTCTTGCCGGACTTCAAAAGAAGCACAAGGAAGAGTTTGGGTATGAAAGTGATTCTGAAAAAGAAGTTGTTCTTAATAAAGTCTGTGACCTTTTGGATGATTACGAAGATGAAGGAACTGAGGAAAATCCCAAAAGCGGATTTGATTTATACCAACTTCTTGACAAAGAATTGGAGAAAAATGGTTTTTTATCCGGTCTGCTGAATGCAGTAGCAGAAGCGCAGGCAGTGGAGAAGAATGCAACGAAGCTCCCACAGGATCACAAAAAGAAAAATTAACTTTTCGAGAAGCTGTTTACCAAGAGATTCTTCCGTTATACCTCTCTATCGGTGTATCCAAAGAAGAATTTATGGATTCTACGCCAGCTGAATTAAAACCTTATCTCGAAGCTGAAAAGATACGCCAAAAGAGGAAAGATGCCGAATTATGGCAAGCTGGCATTTATGAAACATCAGCCACATTCACGGCTGTTGCGAATGCTTTAATGGGGAAAAAATCTAAAGCAGAGTATTTGAAAAAACCTTTACTGGAATCAGCAGAGGAAGAAAAGCGTAAACAGGAAGGCATACTTTCCGAAGAAGAAAAGAAAAAACAGAGAAACGCACTTTTGGCAAGCTTGCAACTCATGCAGGCAAACTTTGAACTTAACCATGAAAAGGGCAGGCAGGATGAATAAGTCTTGTCTGCCCTTTATTTTTTTGTAAAAAAGGAGGGAGATAAAAATGGCTGACAATACCATTGATACCCTTGATATAAAAATTAGCAGTAGTACAGAAAAAGCAGTACGTGCGCTGACTAATCTTTCAAATAAACTCACAGAAGTTAATTCCGCATTACGCGGAGTTAATACAAACGGATTACGTAGTTGTGTAAGGGAACTTGGAAAACTAAAAGAACTTGATGTCGGGAAAATGACAAGCATTGCTGATGGAATTGGAAAATTCTCAAATTCCATAAAGACAATGGGTGGAGTAGATTATAAAGGTTCTGGTCTGAATGCAGTTATCAACTCAATCAACAGGCTTAGCCAGGTTGATGTTAGTGGATTTGATTCTGGAAAACTTGGAGAAATAATCCGTCAATTAAGCAATTTGACAGAGATTCCAGATGTATCTTCCGGTGTTAATCGTTTTGTTAATTCAATGGCTAGATTAGCCAATTCTGGTGAATATATTGCAAATGTATCGGCTGAATTACCTGGGCTTGGAAGCAACCTTAAATCAATCGCAGAGAGTTTTACGAGCGTTGGCGATATATCTGAACCTGTGAATAGGTTAGTTCAGTCTATTGCACAATTGGCAAGTTCTGGGAATAAAATCGGACAAACATCAAGCCAACTTGGAGCACTAGCAAAGGAAGTATTATCTTTCTTTGATGTGATGAAAACTGCACCTAAAATCAGTGATGACACAATCCGCATGACGGAAGCACTAGCAAAGTTGGCTAATGCTGGAGGAAAGGTAAATTCTGCTACAAATTCTATATCCAGTGCGTTTTCTAAATTATCATCTGCAACATCTAACCTTGGTAATATTGTTAGTAAAACTTCTTCTATAATTGGAACCGGGGTAAAAGGCATTATTGGATGGTTTCAACGTCTCGGGAATAGTAGTTCTGGAATTAAAACCGCTTCTTTTAATCTCGGAAATTTGCTTAAAACTGCTATCGGTTTTAAGGCTATTCGTGGTCTGGCAAATTTAGGAAAAAGTGCAATTGGTTTTGGCTCTGCTATTACAGAAATCGAAAATGTTGTAGATGTTTCCTTTGGAAGCATGGCAGATGAAGCCTACAAATTTGCTTCTACGGCTAAAGAACAATTTGGATTATCCGAATTGGCAGCAAAGCAATATTCTGGAACCATGATGGCAATGATGAAATCATCTGGTGTTGCGCAAGATGCAGCTTCTAAAATGTCAATTTCTCTTGCTGGATTAGCCGGGGATATTGCATCATTTTACAACATTGATACCGATACTGCTTTTCAGAAAATACGCGCTGGAATTTCCGGGGAAATTGAGCCTTTAAGACAATTGGGTATTAATTTATCCGTTGCAAATATGGAGGCTTATGCTCTTTCAAGGGGAATTACAACATCTTATAATGCAATGTCCCAAGCTGAAAAAGTTGCTCTTCGATATAACTATTTAATGTCAGCTACAGGCGATGTGCAAGGGGATTTCGCTAGGACAAGCGGCACCTGGGCGAACCAGGTTCGTTTACTCACTCTGAATTTCCAGTCACTTTCCGCAGTAATCGGGCAAGGTTTGATTGCTGGCATTCTTCCTGCTATTCAAGCTCTCAATGCGCTTATGTCAAAGCTTATGCAAGCTGCGAATGTGTTCCGTAACTTCATGTATGTATTGATGGGAAAGAAACTAAAAGGTTCGCAGAGTGGAGTTAGCGATATTGTATCTAACTTAGGTGGTATAGAAACAGCTGGTGATGACGCATCTTCTGGGCTTGATGACGCTACATCATCTGCAAAGAAGCTGAAAAAGGCACTTTCCGTATTGCCATTCGACCAATTGAATCAGCTTACCGATAATTCCGATAATTCTGGAACTGCATCTAAAAGTCTTGGTTCTGGACTTGGAGATTTGGCAGATAGTTTTGCTGGAATACAAGATTCACTGGATGAAGTTTTGACTGTTGACGAAACACCAATTAATAAATGGGCTGCTAAAATCAGAAAAGCATTTATCAATAAAGACTGGAAGGGACTAGGCTCCACTATTGCAGATATGATAAATGTTGGAATGGAAAAAATATATGAAGTTATTAGTTGGAATAATGTTGGCCCGAAAATAACCGAATTTGTAAATGCATTTACAACAGCATTTAATTCCATGGTTAGCGGAATTGATTTCGACTTAATGGGAAGAATGCTTGGAGCTGGAATTAACACGGCAGTAAATACCCTAAACCTGTTACTCGGAGAGGGAGGAATAGATTTTTCCGGAATAGGGGCAAAACTGTCTCAACTTTTAAAAGGAGCTATAAAGGAAATTGACTGGACAGGTCTTGGAAACTTAATCGGAAACAGTTTTATGACATCTTGGAAAATGCTTTCTGGCTTTGTAAAGGATATGTCTAAAAAGGATGGTGCTGGAATTACTGGATGGGGTAAGCTTGGCACTGCGCTTGGAAATGCCTTAAATGGTGCAATCGAAAAGATAGACATGAACACAATTGCAGATGCACTCTCTGGATTACTGAATGGAGCATTTGAAAGCTTAAAGTCATTTACGGAAACATTTAATTGGGATGACCTTGCAACGAAAATCAGAGATGGAATCGCTAAATTCATCAAAGACACAAATTGGGAAGAGAACGGACAGGCTCTTGGAGATTTTATATCTCACTTGTGTACTGCATTAAAAGATTCTCTCACGACAGACACATTCTATGAGTTTGGACAAGGAGTTGGAACATTCCTTGGTGAATTGCCATGGGGAGAAATCCTTAGTACCGCAGCTGATCTGCTATTAACTGGTCTTACCAGTGCATTAAACGGATTATTCGATGGATTAGAGGAAAAGCACCCGATAGCCGGACATATTGCAGAATGGCTTACAAAAGCATTTATTGCAGTAAAAATAGCAAATATCACAGGTATTGGAACTCTTGTTGGTTCACTTGTGGGACATATTGCAGGAAAAATAGCTGAAAAGAAAAATGCAGAACTAATTGCAGATAAACTTGCGGATGTGATAGGAAATGGTACAAGTGCGGCAAGTGAAGCAATAAAGGGAGTTGGAGATGCAGCGGAAACAGCTTCAACAGGCGGACTTAAAACGTTTTCTTCAACGCTTGGTACTATATTTGGAACCGCTGGGATTGTATTTGTTGCAACGGCATTATCTGTTAAACTTGCTAAAGGAATTGCAAGTATTACAGAAGCTGCGCAAGGTGGAAATGGAATTCTATCACAAACAGGTGGTTATCTCCATGATTATACAGGTGAGATGGAAAGTGCTCATAAGATAACGCAAGATCAAGCAGAAGAGCTTTGGAAGTTAATTGAAGCAGATGAAAGTGCCGGAAAATCAAATTCTGAAATGTACGATAGTTTCATTCAGAAACTTGGAGAATTCGGCGTATCAACCGAAGATGCAAGAAAAATTCTCGAAAAATACGGTGCACAGGCAGGCGTATCATCTGGATTTTTGGAAGATATGACTGATAAAGCTGTAGCCCTTGGAGATGGTGTATCTGAATCAGCAGGAAAATTTGACACAACAAAAATTAGCATATCTGATTTGAAAGACGAACTTTATCTTTTAAGCCTTAGTTCCGAGCAATTTAGTGGAGACTACTTAACTGCTAAAGATGCTCTTGATAGTGCAATATCTGGAAGAACATATGCTAATACAGAAGAAGCATTAGATGCAGTTTATACGTCATTAAAAAATGCTGGCGTTCCGTTAGATGAATTAGATGAAAAACTCAGAAAAGATTTTCCAGATGCAGTTGTCACAATGGAAACAAGTGCAAAGAATTCTTTCAATGGAATGAATACATCTGTGAAAACAGCAGTGGGAGGTATTACTACCGCTGTTGCAAATGCTTCTAGCTCCGTATCGTCCAAGACAAAAACTGGCTTTGGTCTCGCCAATGCCGCCGTAAGCACGGCAATGGCTGGAATGAAAAAAAGCACAGAAAGCACAATGCCTTCTATTTGGTCGAAGATAAAGAACACGAATGATGATGTTGAAACCAACTCTAAAACAAACTGGGGAAATTCCGCAAACGCTGTATCGACAGCTCTCGGAACCATGGACACCGATACCAAAGATGTAATGGGTACGGTTATGACCACTATTCAAAGCTATTGGTCTTCTGTCCTTATCAATACAAACCAGATTTGGGAAAAGGCTTCTGGTAAAGTTGACAAAGAAACAGAAAAAATGAAAACTTATACAGAAACCAATTTGTCCGGGATTTCGGATAAAATTAAAAGGCTATTTAATGTTAATCTTACATCAATTGGTCGGGAAACTGCTCAATCATTCGCTGACGGCATGAAACAAGTACATTTACCGACTCTGACTTATTATATTTCAGAGTGGAGAAAACATGATCTTGGCGGTGGAAGAACCAGTTCTACACCAGTTTACAAGCCTAATTGGTACGCCAAAGGTGGCCTTTTCAACGGTGCGCAGGTAATTGGTATCGGTGAAGCCGGTTCCGAAGCCGTTCTTCCGCTGGAAAATCCACGAACCATGAAGAAGATCGCAGACAGCATTGTTTCCAGTTCAGACGGAAGCATGGGACTTACAAAAGAGGAAATGGCAAAAGCAGTAGCGCAGGGCGTTGCAATGGCAATGAGTATGAACAGCGGAAACAAGAATCCGCAGTACATTATGAACAGTATTATTCTGGATGGAAGTGAAATTGCAAAAGCTGTAACAAAAGCCCAGAATGATACGGATAGCCGTTTCAATCCATCCCCGGCATATTGATTTTTGACTGATTGTGTGATATAATTTTCTCAATGAAGAAGTACACACGGTCTTGATTTTTGAGCCGCTAAGAAGAAATTAATATTTCTCGATTTTGAGGAATTTTTATCTTACTTGGCGGCTCTTTTTTATTTTAACCGTTAATTTTGGTAAAACCAACAGGCTAGACCGATCATCGAAAAGCGGAAATGCCTTGCCGCCTGCCTGTTGATTTACATACAGTTCAAGGCACTCTTTTATACGAAAGGCAGGTATTAATCTATGGAATTTAAGGAAAATTCAAATTGCATTCGCATTCCGATTGCAAGAGAACCAATTATTTATTTCCTTTTAGATGGTAATGAAGTAGTTTATATTGGACAGTCTAAGTTAGGGCTTTTCCGCCCATATAGCCATTCAAATAAACACTTTACTTCTGTTTCTGTTATTAAATGCAAACTTGAAGACTTGGATTCATTGGAAATTTTTTATATTAGAAAATATATGCCAAAATACAACCAAAAAATTGTTGATGATAAACATGAGTTTTCTTTTGGAAAAGTGAGAAAAATTATAAGAGAGCAAACAGAATTTAAATGTTGTACAGTTTTTCACATAAAGAAAATAGTAAAAATTATGAAAATAAACACTATTCCGATTAAAGACGCTTTTTATATAACATCCGACGATTCCGAGAAAATAATTGATTACGTAAAGAGCCATTATGATGGAAATAGACTGGTTTTAGCTTAATATGGTAAATTCAGTGGGCTAGGTTGGCCGCCGAAAGTCTCACCTCCGAGAGATTGCCTACTGTTTTTATATTATCGGAGAAGTTTTTAGATATACGGAGGTTATCTAGCATGAGAAAAGAACAGTTTGTTTCTGAAAGAAGAGAAAGAGATTTCACAGGGGTATTTATACCGTCAAAATTATATCTTACAAATAAATTCAGCCCAAGAGAAAAATTTTTATTAGTGGAAATACATAGTCTTCGCAAAAGAGATAAAAGCGGTGATTGTTTTGCGAGCAATCGGCATTTTGCTGATTTTATTGGTGTGTCCGAACGTACTATTCAGTCAATGCTAAATGGGTTAAAACAGAATGGTTATATAACTTCATGGTATGAATATGAAAAAGATAATCCAAAAGTAATAAAGCATAGACACCTTATTCTCACAGAAAAATTTTATGAAGAATTTATAAATGAGCATGAGCAAAAAGATCAGCCCGAACGTGGTGAGAAAAAACGCATGGGGGATGGTGAGGAAAAATGCACCTTCCGTGGTGAGGAAAACTGCGTGGATAAGTATAACAGTAAAATAAGTATAACAAATATAGATAAGAAAACAGAACCAGACTTTATTGATAATAAAGAAAAAAAGACTTTATCTTATACAGATAAAGATAATCAGACTTCTGCTCCTAATAATTATAATAAATTAAATATATATAATATACCCCCTAGAACCAAGGAGCAGAAAGCCAACCGCTATAATTCTAGGAACCAATCATCTCTCTTAGATTATAAAGACGAGGATGTTGAGAAATTGGTAACCGAAATATACGAAAGCATTTACGGAGCCAAAGAGAATATTTTTGAAGACCACGACATTTGCTTATCCATATTCTTGATTACAGAGTTTTTCAAGAAATATCAAAAATACCGTGAAGAGAAGCACCCTATGGTTACGCCAAAACAAGCTGAAAATATTCTGAAAATGGTACGCAATCCAGATACAGATATGGCAAAAGATGATTTAGTAGACGATAAAGAAGAACCACTGTTCTACCTTGACATGATGGAGGAACACTTTAAGACAAAGTGGGGAAAAAGAAATGGTGGAGATTTTGATTATAGAATCATGTTATTTTTTAAGGACACCACGCAAAATATGTTATATCAAAGAGTGAAACAGAAAAGGGAGGACACACTATGAAAAGAATCAAAGCACTACTGGCAACCATTATCTGTATTTGCGTTATCACAGGGCTAACAGGCTGTGCAGCGAATGACGATTACATGAATGACGTGAAAGGAAATCTTTCTGGTAACAGCTACACAATCTATACATACGACAACTACGGTCAAAAGGTTATGACTACCACTGGGGACAAGATCAACATTGCCGGGAATAAAACCAAATCCAAGGGCTACGATAGTGAGGGTAACGAAACAACAAGCTATGACGTATCTTCCGTTATTACAATTCTGATTGACGGTAAAGAAATTGAAAGCTGTGGTGATACTTGTATTTTTGAGCAAAAAGGATTGAAGCCAGAGGTTGATTTTACCCAGGAGGATATCACTAGCCATTCAACTGGGAAGATTTCAGAGAACACATACATAGCCGGGATTGTGAATTATTATAAAAATTATTTCGGGAAATCCAGGGTTGTAGTAATCAAATCTCAACTTGGACAGCCGATAGCCGCATATTCTGGTGACGAGGTGTTCTGGAAAATCCCGGATGATCTACCTAAAATGACAAAGTTAATGATTGACGGAAAAGCTCTTTATATCCACAGGGCAAATTTCCAGATTATTGATAAAGAATTACTGAGATAAAATAATCAAATCCGTTTCAAAATCTCTCACCAGATAAAATATAGGAATAAGCCAAGAAAATTGAAATTTGAACAAAGAAATTAATTAATTGTGGAGAATTAAAACATATGAGTCAAATAGGAACAGAACTTCCGACAGAATATTCAGACCGTTTCGATGAATTACGCCAGAATAGGGTTGAGGTAAGTTTTTACAAATATGGTACAGCAAAGGATAACTTCGGGGAGAAGTTGGTAAACGCCTTGGAATCCCACGATATGTGCATCAAAAAGTATCGTGAGACAGGAAACACAGAATATCTTTGCGATGCAGCTAATTATTTGATGTTTGAGTTTATGTATCCTCAAATTCCGGGTGCATACTTCAAGACAACAGACAGCGGGGAAAGTGCCGGAGTTGCCGGAACACCAATTAATCAGCTGAAGGAGAAGTGGTATTAACGAAAAGGAGATATGAAAACATAATGAACAGACCATTATTTGAGCCAGGAGACATTGTACAGCACTTTAAGAGAGAAACCATCAAGGAGCCACGCAACAACGAGTATTTGTATAAGTTTATCGGATATGCCAGACATACAGAAACAGGGGAAGACTTGGTAGTATACAGAGCTTTGTATGGCGGTAAGGAACTATTTGCCAGGCCAACAAAGATGTTTTATAGTAAGGTAGATTGGAAAAAATACCCAGAAATAAAGCAAGAGTATAGGTTCGAGAAATATCATGGGGTTCTTTACGCTGATGGACTTTAAACAGACATACTTTTCTATCTGGCAAGATATATGGAACCTCCACAAGAAGTATGCCTTTATATCAAAGGACGATATTCCGCAGTGGGAAAATCTCACCATGGAAGCAAAGCAGATTCACGATAAATACGCTGATTCTTTCGGTGCGAAATTTGCCGAAGCTCTTTTGTTTGCCGTAACTGCGGAAATTGATAGAAAAGCGAAATAGGACTTCCAGAATACGTCCCAAGGTGGTAAAATATGGGTATCAAATATTGGGAGGTACGTATGTATGAAGAAAGCGAAAAAGTTACTATCAGTTTTGGCAGTCATGCTATTGATTGTCTGTATGGCAGTTCCAGTATCGGCAGAAAAATATTACAATACTGGCTATACTCAATATGGCGATTTTGTAGTCGGGAATGGAAGCCTACAGGAATTTAGCGGAAGAACAGTTGATGGAAACCTGTACGTTGTAAATGGTGGTTCTTATACGTTTTATGGAACCCTTACCGTAAATGGCAACATATATGTTTTTGGAGATTTCTACAACCATGGAACTATTAATGTTAGCGGAACTCTGTTTTGCTTAAATTATTACTACGGAGGAATACTTTTAAACTCTGCAACAAAAACAGAGAATGGTGTTACAACAGGATTTTCTTACGGAAATTTCTGGAATAACGGAAAAATTAATGGAAATTTAAAAGTTGATGCGCAAATAAATAATATTGAACCACCAGCGGTTCACGTTCATACACCTGGCGCAGAGCCTACTTGCACACAAGACCAAGTTTGTACGACTTGCGGAGCTGTCCTAAAGAAAGCAACAGGGCACACCCCAGGAGCATATGCGACATGTACAATGCCACAGAAATGTACTAAGTGTGGAATTATACTAAGAAACGCCAAAGGACATGTACCTGGCGCAGAAGCCACTTGCACAAAAGAACAGACCTGTACGGTTTGTGGTGCAGTATTGTCAAGCAAGACACCACATACACCAGGCCCAAAGGCAACATGTGTTGATGACCAAATTTGCGTAGAATGTGGTGCAGTGATTAAAAATGCATTAGGTCACAGCCCTGGTAAACCTGCAACATGTACTGAATCACAATATTGTACAAGGTGCGGAAAAGTTCTTGCAGAACCAACAGGTCATAATTGGTCTGAATGGAAAGAAGAGAAAGCAGCCACATATTATAGTTCATCTGAAATTGTTAGAAGATGTTCTAAATGTGGAGAAAAGGAAATGAGGTATGGTGACGCTGTTCGCCCGACCGGAAAAGCAAATTACAAAAATGTAATTCTACAAAAAGGTAAATCAACTACAGCTGTTAAAATTACTGGCATGGTGAACGGTGATTATTTAAAATCCGTTGTGCCAAAGAATAAAAAACTTGCAAAAGTTACCGCCGTGAATAAGAACGGAAGTTTTAAAATAAAAGCATTAAAGAAAACTGGAAAAACTATCATTACAGCAACTTTAGAAAGTGGCGTTACTGTGGACATTAGCTTAACTGTACAGAGTAAGGCTGTCAAAACAAAGAAACTGTCCGTGAATAAAACAACAGTCAATCTTACAAAGGGTGGAACGTTTACCATTAAGGCAAACAAGACACCATTTAACTCAAAAGACACTGTTAAGTTTTCTTCCTCTAATAAGAAAGTGGCAACAGTAAGCAAAAAAGGAAAAATTGTTGCAAAGAAGAACGGAACAGCCTATATAACCGTAAAATCTGGAAATGTCAGCAAAAAAGTTAAAGTTGTGGTTAAGAACAAAAAGGCAACCAAAAATCCAACATCTACGGTATACGAGACTGACCGTTGCAAGGTAAGATATGTTTCTGGTGAGATTTTTGACTATTACGGAACATATTATTTTGAACCTAAATTTGAAGTAACCAACAAAGCAACTGTTTATTTTCACCCAAGCGGCGAATTTGAAGTTAAAGCATATCAAGATGCGCAAGAAATATATTTGAACGATTCTTGGGATGATTCAGAAAATAGTCCCAGAAGTGATGTTCCAGAAAAAAGCACGAAGAACATAGTGTATCGTATTTGTTTAAACGATACTAAAAGCCCAGTAACTATTAAGATTAGTCAAAATTTTTATTGGGGAGCACCAACAACTACATTTACAATTCCGATAAAGGGAATGAAAATTGTAGAGGGCGAAGATTGATAAAACGATTAGGGCTAGGGAGAAATCCCTAGCCTTTTATAATCCGTTGGTGGAACCATTTCCATAAATTTCAGTTTCACCATCCATTTGCATTTGAGATAATGTATCATCGGCAGTTTTTAATAATTCATCTCCTTTTTGCCAGACATAAGAAATATATATATTGTTAGTTTCTAAATCATCATCATAATCTGACAAATCGGATGCCCGAAGAACTAAAGCAGTATTGTTAGCGCCATACCACCATGTATAAGTATTTTTTATTCCCCATTGAGTAGTATCGCTCTCTGTTTTATCAGGATCACCATAGACAGATGAAAGTTTTTCAAATAAATCAGAATACATAGAGTCTATATCTTGCGGTTCAAATTCATATTGCGCACCATATAACAAAGTGTTACTATCATCAAAATCTATTTTATTTTCATTAATGTTATAAGAATAGTAAAAATTCAAGTAAGGAGTAGAATATCCAGCTACATCTACATCTGCTATATCTAATGGCTGAGCATAAAGGCAGATTTTACCATCATAAACATTGGAATCGTCAGACGAACCAGTTAATATTTCTTTTGTACTCATTGCATTTATCCCATCTAATTGTATGCCATAAAGACACTGATCTGGAAACAAATCCTTTGTATCTGAGAAAGAAGTTCCCCATGGAATATCCCTAAAAAGAATTTCTTTATCTGTTTTAGCGAACACAGGCGTAACACTTGAAAAAATGGATGTTAAAGCCAAAATCATAACAAATTTTCTTTTCATGTAAAATCCCCCTCTTTAGTATGATATACATATTTTACCACTCTAACATGAATAGTGGAATAGGAAATTTGAAAAAAGTTAAAATAATGCTTGACTTTGTACGTGCAAACTGATATATTAAAGATGTACAGAATGTACGTACAATCTGAAAGGAGTGATAAAATGTCTCCCAAAATGGGGCAAAAGTTGACAGACAATCCAAGAAACGTAAGATTGGAAGTCAGACTTACACAGGAAGAAAATGCACTATTGGAAGAATGTGCAAAAAGACTTCAAGTCACAAAGACAAAAGTTATCACAAAGGGAATCGAATTGGTAGATAAAGATTCTCGAAACTAGAAAAACAGTCGTAGCACCGACCAAAGCACAAACGACTGTTTAAGCAACCAGAAGTCTCACATCTGGTAATTAATATCTTATCATTTGTGAGACTTCTTTTCAAGAGAAAAGGAGTTTTTTTATATGGATGAAATCACAATTAACACAGCAAACCAGACACCTATCGAAATCGCACTTGGCATTGATGAAGAGGGAATGACTACTGCTAGAAAATTGTATTCATTTTTAGAGCTTGCACAAGGACAGTTTTCAAGATGGTGCAGAAGAAATATTATTGAAAATGATTTTGCAATGGAGAATGAAGATTATGTGCGACTCGACATTAATGTCGAGACACCGACAGGTGGCGTTATTCAAAGAGAAGATTATAAACTCTCTGCCAGCTTTGCAAAGAAGTTATCTATGCAGTCAAAGAGTGCCAAAGGTGAAAAAGCCAGACAATATTTTCTCAAAGTGGAGGATAAATTAAAAGAAACAGTTCGCCACCCAGTACCCATGACCATCCCCGAACAGATTCAGCTTCTAGCACAGGGAAACGTAGAACTGAATAAGCGGATTGACGATATTCAGACAGAGTTTGAGACTTTGAAAATGGATTTGCCGATTCTCCCGATTGAAGCGGAGAAAATCACGGAAGCCGTAAAGAGAAAAGGAACACTGGTGCTTGGCGGTAAGGAATCTAATGCTTACAATAGCCGTTCCATTCGCCAGAAGATTTACAGTAACATTCATTCCAATCTGCGCTACCAGTTCCAGGTCAAAAGCTACAAGGCAATTAAGAGAAGCCAGGTAGAACAGGCAGTCAAGATTATTGGAGAATACAAACCGCCAGTTTTCTTGAAGAATGAGATTGATACAGAAAATGCACAGCAGAGATTCTTTTAATTAGATTTTTACAGGGATACACAGGAGGAAAATAAAATGACAGAAAATATGGATAGAGAAGACACAATGTTCGAAGTAGAGGACACTATTGATAAAATCAAGTTTCTTGTGGATGATTTCATGGAACAGTATGGATTTAACAGCACAGAAGAGATGGACGAAAAGAAAAGCTTTTTCTTTGCATATAACAAGCAATTTATGACAATGAAACTGTTGATTTTGAGCGATTATGCCAATAAAGCAAGACAGAAATTTAAGGCTCTTGAATCTATGGAGCAGAAAGCGTGATCGTATGGCAAATAGAATCCAGTTCAATGACTTTCAGAAAAAGAGTGTGTACGCCAAATGCAACGGAAAATGTGCGATATGCGGTAAGCCAGTCAAATTTAAGAAAATGACAATCGACCACATTATGCCGTTGTCCCGGGGCGGTACCAATGATATTAAGAATCTGCAACTGGCGTGTAAGCGTTGTAACAGCATGAAGAGCAACATGACAATGGATGATATGATGGGGCAGATTTCCGAAATTTTGAAGTATAACCGCAAACAGAAGTTGATTAGAGCGTTAGGAGGAATTATAGAATGATACCAAAATATACTGAATGATACCGTCAATATGTGTAAAATATAAAGTAGAGTATTGGATTAAAATATCCAGTGCTTTTTATCCAGTGTGTCGTAAAACCCCCCTGCTTTAGCTGTGGGGAGTGTCAAAATATAAAATCATAATAAGCAATTTTTAAAGCGTTTACCTTTCGGGGTAGGCGCTTTTTTGTTGCCAAAAAAAGGAGGGCGCGTTTTTGCGTTGTCCTTTTTCCACAGCCTAAAAAATAGTAGCGTAAGAAAGGTGGAAAAGTATGTACGAATTGGTTGAGCTGAGAAATGATGAGGTTTTTACAAATAGCAAAGTAATTGCAGAAGGAACTGGAAATAAGCATTCAGCTGTGCAGGCGATTATTTCTAAGTATTCTAATGATATTGAAGAATTTGGAGCACTCCGATTTGAAATTAGAGTGCTAAAACATGAACATTATAGGGGCGCAACACATGAAAAAATATATTTTCTCAATGAAGAACAAGCTACTTTTATAATTACTCTTTTAAGAAATTCAAAAGTTGTTGTTAAATTTAAAAAAGAGCTGGTTAGGCAATTCTACTCCATGAGAAAGTTTTTATTGGAAAAACAATCTAAGCAATGGAATACTACCAGGATAGATAATAAAACAAATAGATTGAAAGAAACGGATGTAATTAAGCTATTGGTTAGTTATGCAAGAGAACAAGGAAGCAAAAATTCAGATAAACTATATTTGGTTTATACGAGATTAGCTAAAAGCATTATAGGCGGAAAACGAGATGAATTGTCAGTTTTTGATTTAAATAATTTAACACTGATTGAAAGCATTATTCTACAAACTATTAGAATTGATATGTCAATGGGAATGCACTATAAAGAAATTTACAAAGATTGCAAACAGAGGATTGAACGATTTGCAGAAATCACATATCTAACTGAAAATAAAAAGTTAATTATTTAGGTAGGTGAATATATGGCAGAAGTATTTTTAAAAGTGGATGGGGTAGCGTTACCCTGTCCTTCTTCTTTTACATGGGGATTACAGGATATATCGGCGTCAGAATCCGGCAGAACAGACGATACAACCATGCATAAAAACAGAGTTGGACAGAAGCGAAAGCTGTCTGTAGGTTGGAATGGCCCAGACTGGGACACTGCTTGCAAAATTATACAGGCAGTAAATCCAGAGTACATACAGGTCACATATCCAGACTTGCTATCTGCAAACAAGCACGAAACCAGAACATTTTATGTTGGTGACAGGGAATCCCCTTTTAAGTGTTGGTGGATAGGCAATGAGCGCATGGAAGGACTTAGTTTTGATTTTATCGAGAGGTAAGATATGCGAAATTTATCAACGGAATTTAAAGAACAACAGAATAGTGGGAACCGCAACTATCTGAAATATGCAGATTTTACCTTCACAGACGGAAGCACATTATCCATTGCCGACAAAGATTTATGGTCTAATGGCTTCAAGTTTGAGGATGCAGTATCGCAAAGTGGTTCTTTTGATATCGGCGCAGCTATCGTAAATAAGCTGACATTGCAGATCAACAACTTTTCTGGCAAGTACACAGATTACATCTGGGACGGAGCGAGAGTTGTTTGCTATATTGGGCTTGAATTATCTACTGGCATTGAAAAAATCCGTATCTGTACCATGACAGTAACAGATGCGCCATATCAGAACACCGCTATTATTAGCCTAACTTGCGAAGATTCCATGCGATTGTTTGATCGTGATTATTCAGAAAGTAAGATGTCCTATCCGGCAACTAGATTACAGATCATACAGGATGCTTGCGAGGTGTGCGGAGTAACACTTCAATCTACAAGGTTTGATAACGATGATTTCGTAATTCAGAATCGGCCAGATGATAGCAGTATTACCTTCAGACAGGTAATTGCATGGGTAGCACAGATGGGCTGTCAGTGGGCGAAAAGTGACGAATACGGAAGGCTTTGCCTTGGATGGTATGAGCGTGAAGTACCGGATAAATTTTACAATTTGGTTGAAACGCCATGGAAAGATACTGATGGGAACGACATTCTTGACACAAAAGGCGCACAGATTATCACTATTATGAAAAAGGGCATTACAGCTATAGATACGAATGAATTCACACCATGGCTGTACGATATCGAAATAACAGGCATAAAAGTTACAGAATACGTTGAAAATTATTCTCAAAATGAAGCGAAAACATATCAGTCGGGAAAATCTGGATACGTTATCGAAATCAGCGATAATAAGTTGATTCAAGAAGGCTCTGGAGAGAAAGTTTGTCAAATTATTGCAGAAAGGTGCGTGGGGCTGAAATTCAGACCATTTACCACAGGCGCATTGACTAATATAGCATGGGAAGCTGGTGACACCATTGCGATTTCCGATAGAAACGGAAAACAGTATAAGAGCTTCCTAACTTCTGTTACTTTGAATCCGGGCGCATTTGAGCAACTTGAATGCAGTGCTAAGAGTGTATCTAGGAATAAGCAGAAACAGTACACACTTGGTCAACAGGTGCAAGCTGAAAACAAAAAGAACTTAAAAGATGAACGTACCGCCAGAGAAAAGGCACTGGAAGAATTATCACAACGCCTTGCGGAATCTTCTGGAACATACACGACAGTAGAAACACAGCCAGACGGAAGCAACATCTATTATCTTCATAACAAGCCACAGCTGTCCGATTCTGATATTGTATGGAAAATGACTGCGGAAGCGTGGGCTGTTTCTACAGATGGTGGACAACATTGGAATGGTGGCATGACTGTTGATGGTGATGTGATTGCCAGAATTCTTACTGCTACAGGTGTTAATGCTGACTGGATTAATACAGGAACCATTAAGGCTATTGATAAAGATGGAAACACAACTTTCCTGGTTGATGTAACAACAGGAAGAGTTGTTATTAATGCGGATTCCGTCCAAGTCAAGGGAAAAGATGTTAATGCGATTGCAAAGGAAAAAGCAGAAACAGAAGTAAATAATTTTATAAGCAATACATACACAACTGATATTAATAATTTACAGTCTCAAATCGACGGACAGATTGAGACTTTTTTTTATGACTATGAACCAACCTTACAGAATATCCCAGCTTCTGGATGGACTACAAACGAAGAACGAAAGAAACATGAGGGTGACTTATTTTACTGGAAATCCAAGGGATATGCGTACCGTTTTATGCAAGACGGGGCAACTTGGAAATGGCAATTGGTACAAGATACCGATATAACGTTAGCACTTGCCGCCGCAGAAAAAGCACAGGACACAGCAGATCATAAGCGTAGAGTATTCGTAGTTCAGCCAGAACCGCCTTACGATATTGGGGACTTATGGACACAAGGCTCTAATGGTGATTTGATGAGATGTAAAGTTGCCAGAGCAAGCGGTTCTTATGATTCTTCCGATTGGGAAAAAGCTTCAAAATACACAGATGATAGTTCGTTAGATTTATTTATCAATGGTGTTTTTAAAGATTCTCTTAATTCTTTAAAAACACAGATTGATGGAAAGATTGAGACTTGGTATCAGCCAAACGATCCATCTGTAAAATGGACAAAAACAGAGGAATATCCATGGTGTGATATTGACGGAAACAAGATTCTGGATGAATCCGGGAATGAAATTGTTTTGGTATGGGAATCTGAGAAGGCAGAGCATGAAGGCGATCTTTGGCATAATACCACGGATAACACCCAGTGGATATACAAATCTGGCATCTGGCAACCACAGTCCATACCAAATGAATTGTTGGACAAGATAGACGGTAAATCATCTGTTTACATGATTCAGCCAACACCACCATATTACGAAGGTGACTTGTGGGTAACGACCAATAGTGAAGGAAAGGCTTCTCTCAAAACTTCTTTTGTAAATCGTATTAATGGTGACTTTACTGCATCCGATTGGATTGACTTCAAGTACGCAGACAAAGACGATATCAAAAATGCAATTGATAATTACGATACCAGTCTTGGACAGGATGAAGTGTTCAATAAACTCACAAAAGGCGGGACAGAACAGGGAATCTACATCGAGGACGGAAAAGTATATATCAATGCAAAATATATTCTGGCTGGATTGCTTGCCGGTGAGAGAATTAATGGTCGTGGGCTAAAAGTCATTAATGATGACAAGAACGTAACCTTAGAAATCGACAGCAAAGGAAACGTCATCCTAGCTCCAAAAACTTTTTCCTTACAAGGCAAAACAGTAAAGGAAATTGCAGATTCTTCTGCCAGCACCGCAGTTTCTGGACAGACACAAGCCGATATTTTCAACAAACTTACCAATGGCGGCAAGGCACAGGGGATTTACTTGGATGAAAATGGAAATGTCTATGTAAATGGTGAATACGTGCAAGCCAAAGGAATTAGGGTTGTTGATGGAAATGGAAAAACCACTTTTTCCATTGACAAAACCACTGGTGCAGTAACAATAGCAGCTTCACAGTTTACATTAGGAGATAAAAGCGTTACTGATATAGCACAGGAAGAAGTCGTAAAACAAGTCCAAGATATTACATCGGACAATATTATTAAAGGCTATTATCTAACAGAACAAAATGTTAAAGATTATTGGTCTACACAGAGTGCATATACATATGAGTATGGAGTTCAGGATGTAGATGGCGGTAAAAATGCAATCAAAATAAACGGAACTGGAGCACAATTTGGAACGAAAAATTATAAGCCAATAAAAGTTACTGGAAATTATACTTTTTCGTTTTGGATAAAAACTAGTGTTGCAACACAAGTATATGTGTATCTTGGAAGTAAAACAATATTAAATGCTAAAACTACAACTGAATGGAAAAGACTGCAAGTAACAACAACTTTATCTAGCTTACCAAATGATAGTTTAAACAGTTTGAGAATCTTGACATCATCAGTTGGCTCTAGCGTAAAATATGATACTTATATTTATATGCCAAAACTTGAATACGCTTACACAAATGAGCAAGTGTTCAATATGCTTACAAACAACGGTGCAATAAAGGGCATATACATGGAAAATGGAGAATTGTATTTTTCATTTACCTATGCACATGGCGGCACATTGAAGCTTGGCGGTTCAAATAATGGAAATGGGTTACTTTCCATTCTGAACGCAAGTGGCTCACAGGTTGGATATATTGACAATACAGGTGTTCATTTTAACCAAGGTGAATTTTCTGGAAGTGTAAAGTCACTAACTGGGGAAATTGGAAACTGGCAGATTGATAAAACAAATGGAAAATTAACCTCTGCAAACGGTGCCATTGTACTTGATGCGAAAAACAACATGGTAACCATAAATGGCGTTGATCTAAAAGCAAATGGAAGCGGATTTGTAATTGATGGCGGCATAAAAATCAGAAATCCACTAAGCGGTTTCGGTGATGCTACGAATTTTTTCTGTCTTGAAAATATGGGAAATATTACAGACGGAACACACTTAGGAGTTAACAGTCAAGGCATGGTTATTAAGGTTCCATCATCTTCCTGGCGGTATAAGTCAATTCGGACAACTGTTAAAGAAGAAGAACTGGAAGAACTTTATCGTGTAAAGGTTGTTTGGGCGAAATACAAAGAAGGGTATTTGGATAAAAACGATAGCCGATACGATAAATTAATGCCAATGTTTCTTGCAGAGGACATGGAAAGGCGTTTTCCAATTGCAGTAAATCATCTACCAGATGGAAAGCCCGAGGATTGGAATTACAGAATCATGATTCCATCCATGTTCGCCATGATAAAATTCAATCACGAGAAAATCAAGGAACTTAAATCCGAAAATGAAGAATTAAAATCGGAATTAAAAAGCATTAAAGAAGAACTTGCAGAAATCAAACAATTGTTAAGCAAATCAGTATAAAGAGGGTGAGAAATCATCCCCTTTTTTAGCAGATCAAACATCAAAACCAATAATTAAAGGAGGACAGCAACATGCCGAAATGGACTGAATACACAACAAAAGATACGTTAGCGGATAATGACGAAGTAATGCTGTATGACGCAACTGCGAGAGCGAATAAACGTGGACTAATGAGCAAGTTTTGGAATTATGTCGTTGATAAAATGGCAACGGCTGTTATCTCGAAATTGGAGACAAATAATAAGACAATCATCGGGGCAATTAATGCGCTAAATAGTGAGACAGGAAAAATGTATGTAAATTACAATGAAACAGATCTGAATGAGCTGTATAGTACTATTCAAACAATCAGTGCGTGCGTATGTCCTCCTAATACTCCTAATATACCGGAGCAATCCACTGGATTTGCGATTACCATTAAATATGATTCTAATGCACAAATGCAAATATATATAGCAATAAATAAAAAAATATATATTCGCAATAGTAATTTGGAATGGACTAAATTGTAAGATTTATCTTGCATTCACAATACAGTGAGCGAAAGCAAAATACTATTGCTCCAGAAGATTACGATACATATACAAGAGATTTTAATATTTGTGACGGAACGCAATTGGTATTGGCAAATCCAGAAATCCTTAATACACCACAAACTGAAAAATATTTTTGTGTTTTCAGTTCAATCTGCGGTCATCAAATAGGGGGTGCAATTCGCATTAGAATACATATCCCAAAAGATGTATTGTCGTCTAATTTGGGGTGAATGGTTTCCATGGAAACAAATACAATAAACCTTTTGCATCAATAAAAAGCATTCTTTCACAAACTTTAATTATAAGTATGATAACTGTCCCGATCCAAGCGCAATGCAAATGGCATAATTTGGAATTTCAATAATAGTAGAAGTTTTTGTTGTACTGTTTACTGCAATAGTAAGATTTATCTTGCATTCACAATACAGTGAGCGAAAGCAAAATACTATTGCTCCAGAAGATTACGATACATATACAAGAGATTTTAATATTTGTGACGGAACGCAATTGGTATTGGCAAATCCAGAAATCCTTAATACACCACAAACTGAAAAATATTTTTGTGTTTTCAGTTCAATCTGCGGTCATCAAATAGGGGGTGCAATTCGCATTAGAATACATATCCCAAAAGATGTATTGTCGTCTAATTTGGGGTGAATGGTTTCCATGGAAACAAATACAATAAACCTTTTGCATCAATAAAAAGCATTCTTTCACAAACTTTAATTATAAGTATGATAACTGTCCCGATCCAAGCGCAATGCAAATGGCATAATTTGGAATTTCAATAATAGTAGAAGTTTTTGTTGTACTGTTTACTGCAATAGTAA